CAAAGCTGATTTCGTGATCCCTGCACTGTTGTGGGCGGTGGTCATAATCCACACAGAAGGAGAATGTCCCAAATTCCACAATGTTAGGGCAGGGAACCCCCTCCGCACTAAGTGGGGACAGCGACTTACAGCACCAGCCACAATATAAACACTGCATCACAGCCCCCTATCCCTCGTCGGGAACACCATTTTCCCCCCTTTCCAAAGTTGCGAAGTAATCACCCTCCTCATCTACACAGCATGTTCCTGTTGTTTTAGGAAAGGACTGGCTAATGCCCAATTTGGGTGGAACCAACAAGGTATCCAACGCCTGCTCGAAGCGGATGAGCCAGTCGTCCATGAACAATCTATGCTGTCGAAAAGTCTCCTCCATCACGTCCGCGGTCCTCTTCATATCATCCGCCGCCTGCCCGATCTGGTATCCAGCCCTACCCACGTCCTCAGCCCCTATTAGGTGTACGTAATCAGGCATTCTGCTCCCCCTTCTCCATTACCCGCCGGAGCTTACGCTTCCATATCTGCTCAATATCCTCCGGTGCTTGCCGCTTGAAGTCGATCCCACACGCGCTGCACTGCTGCTCGCCATCATCCCAATAAAGGGCTTCCAGAGGGCATCCATGACGAAGCCATAGTAATTTCCTCAACACCTTGTTTTCCTCTACCAGCCGCTCCACAGCCGGGGCATTCCAGTCACCCTCCTGCTTCCATGCTGGCTCCCGCAACCCTGCGAGAATATCATCCGGTGGATCGCTAAATAAGCTCATCACTACCCCCCTGAAGTGCCTCGAAGGACTCGAAACAGTCTTCACAATATGGCCCAGTCCCGTCCTCAAGATAAAGTGAGTCTTCACCTTTCCCCGCTTTCCCTGTGGGCGCATCACACCAACAACACCTTTCAATAACACCAGAATCGTCAAATAAGCCCATTCTGCTCCCCCATATCATCAATACCGTCCTCTTCCTCATACCCACCCACGATAGTCGCCTGTGGGGCAGATTTGACCCATTCCCGAACGTCTCCTGCCCCCCTCACAATCTCCCCCACCATCTCGAAGTCCTCCTGGATGAATCTCATCTTGCGGGTGGAGTGAAGACCGTAGCTGGGATGGTAGACGGGGATGACCGTTGCCGCGATCCCGAACCCCTCCCACCTGTACCCGATCCCGTGCACCATCTCCATCTTGACTGGGGACTGGAACAACCAACTTGCCGCGAACTTACCAGCGGCGATGATGAATCTCGGGGCAACCTCTCCCAACTCCTCCACCAAGTATGCCTCGGTGCAGATTGCAATCTCCTTCGGCTTCGGGTCCCGGTCTCGGGAGTCCGGACGGCATTTGACCACATTGGTGATATAGCAAGCATCCCTGGAAATGCGGGCAAATCTCGACAAGTAGTTGTCCAATTCCTTACCCGACTTTCCGACGAAGGGTTTCCCATCCCGATCTTCCCATTTTCCGGGCGCCTCTCCGATAACCATGATCGCGCTGTTCTTCGATCCTGATCCCCACACAGGATTTCCCCCTATTCCACAAGTATCTGCGTAGGGACAGGATTGCCACGGCCTTGTCATTTCCTCTTCCTCGGGAATCTGCGAAGATCAGTAAGTGCTCGGGACAAGTCCAGTTTCATAGTTCCCTTTCTAAAGAGCGCGGCACGGGGTTCTATGTTGTCGCTAGCTTGCTTGTCCAAGAAATTTATACGATGATTCATTTAATATTTTTCTCATATAATCTCTTCGAAGACTAACTCGAAACGCTTCAACTAATATGTCTATGTGTTCTTTTATCACTTCGAGTTCGGATTCGGTTAATAAATTATCACTTTTTATCATTTCATCCCCCTTTTTAGGCGAGCGCGGGCAGGATTTTATATAGTTACCTGCGAGTGTTACGGCTGGTGTTTTTGGGATAGCCCAATCGGACAATTTCCCTCAACCTGACCGTATACACAGGACTTCACCGTCGTGGGTTGCCTGCTGGCATCACATCTGCCACCGCGCTCATTTCACTTCTCAACCGCATGACGGACATACGAACACTGTACGCTCAAACGATGTGTACCACCTTATCTGAAGAAATAATTCCAGATGAATTGCCCTAAAATGTTTCCAAGAAACATTGATATAATTACTATTACTACTTGTGTAAAAGTACACCTTCCCATTGGTATTCTCCTTTCATCAAGTAAGAGTACAATTACCTCAACAAGTGTCATCACCTACCTCCTCTTTTCCTTGCTCATTTTATATTTCTTAATTCATCAAGTGTAACCCCAAGTTCATCTGCCACCTTCCATGCTTCTCTCAATGGTAATTTATATACTGTCTCGTCAAGAGTAATATAGATAGAGGCTTCATTAATTAACATTTCCCGAAGTCTTTCCATAATTGTGAGAGTCGGGCTATTAGGTTCAGTTCGTTTAATAAAACTATAATATGATTCCATCAGCAATTCCTCCGCGCTCATTTTATTTCTTCCCATCCCTCTATTTCTGCTGTCTCGTCTAATAGTTTTTGTAGCAAATTTGGAGAGAGGTATCTACCACATCCTTCAACCTCCTTATCATCTCGCACCATTATGTATGCAGTCCCTGCGGAGCCTATCATCGCCTCGGCTACTCTGTAAATGTGTCCGTTATTACTTTTGTACTGTTTGGGTTTCACTTCACATCACCTCCCTTAAATACTCCTCTTCTCTCAAGTTCATCAGCCCATTCAAAAACGTCAATCGCTTGGATACGAGCGAGTACCTTTCTTGCGGCATTCATTGCCTTTAGGGAATCAATGGAGCTGAAGATGATAGTAAAAACCCATTCCTCGAACTCTGGACAACAGCAAAGGCAATGGACGCCGTAGCCTTCATTGTCGTTATAAAGCGGACAGCTCCCTCTAGGGTGGAGTCTACACGTTTCACTAACACCATCACCTTCTAATCCCTCTGTCCTTGGTATCCACCGCTGGTTAATATCCTTTTCCTTCGCGGCTTGCGCCAACTTGATATACTCAGCTTTTGTAAGTTCTGACAGGTTCATTTCGATGTTTCCTCGTCACTGTCTTGTCATCTTCTCACATGATGCTACCCTCACCTTCGCCTTCCCAACGAACTCCCGCCAGAACTGGCGCCGCTCATACCGCATATATCCCGCTTTGGTCATCATCTTGTCCAGTATGGGTATCACCTTTGCTGCCCGACGAATACGCCAGCGCCAGTAGCCCGTCAGGAACCATGCGAGCAACCTTGCAAAGTATCTCATATTACAACTGCTCCTTGTTTATGTTGAATTGCTCAACGAATTCGGTAATCATCTCAACCCCCTCAACTCAGCCGTGATGGACCTGCTCAACACATCTCCAATACCATCAATCTCCTTCCACCTCTCCTCATCCCACGCCACCATCTCCTCCACACTCGCCCCGATGTTGGCAATCGCCTTCGCCCGTACCCATCCTACTCCCTTCAGTTGCGCCATCACTCTCTGCTCAAACGATGCCTTCACGAAAACCGGACTGAGATCGGTATGCGGCTGCTGGTGTCCGTGATGTTCCTCCCACTCCTTCACCGTCCACCACTGATACAGACTCATAATCCAGTCTACCGTCTCCCGCTTATCCCCCGTGCGCCACGTCTTGAGGCCAACAACATTCTCCAGCGTATGAAGGAACAGGAACACGTCGCGGAGCATGAACTGGCGACCGTGACTCGGTCTCTTCCACTTCCCGAACCCCCACGTAACAAGCACCCCCTCATCATCTGCTTTGAATCGCCCTTCAACCACGACGTAAACCGTATTATACCCATTGACAAGTCCCTCCAACTGGTTCCCGCTCATCCTGCCCGAACCGATACAGGCTACCAAGTCCCCGATGGTCTTCCGCTCTATACCCACCAGCCACGGTATGCCCTCCGGCCCATTGCCGGTGAAGGCGAAGTCCCCGAACTCCAGTCGGGTCAGCTTGGCCTTACCAGAGGGAAACAGCGGGTAGAGTTCCTTCGAGCCGGAGCGGTTATCAACGAGGATCATTCTTTCACCTTCCACACCACCAGTGAGAGTAAATCCAAGAGTTCTTTCTCAGCACATGCAACATCCTTTACCTTACTCTCAACAGCAAGCAGGAAATTGTGGCACATTGTAGGAGACAAATCTCCTTTTGAATCCCTCAAGAGGGTATTATCTACCCCCGTAGTACTCTCCGTAGCCTTCACGTACTCCGGGTGGGGCTTATGCACCTTCCGGTACTCGTGCTCCGCTATCTTGGCCGTTGCCACCCGTTCCGCCACCCCTTCCATCAACCCCTTCACAAAATCAATTTCCAGCTTAGTCATCCCACTACCTCCGGTGTCTCACGAATGATCTCCTCCGCCTTCCTCCACCCCAGTAGCCTCACAATCTCGCTCTTGGGATACCGGCGGAATCTGCCAACCAGGTACGACTTGATCTTACCGTCCCGGGTCCAGTGCTCCAAGGCGGTGTGGCCAATGCCGAGGATGGCGAGGGTCTCGCGGAAGGTGTAGGCGGCTTTTATCTCCATCTCATCACATCCAATCCGTAATTTCGGTGTCCGGTCGAAGCAGAGAAGCGATGTAAGGGAAAGTGCAGAGTTCCCCGGAGATTATCTCTCCGTTGAGACTCGGCTGCAATCTGCTGTTAATAACCTGACAAGCGAAGACAGCGTTACCGGCGTCATCCTTACCTTCTTCATAACTGTACAGGTTCACTTGCACCACGTATCCTATCTCGGTAAACCCAGCCCGCTCCCAACCACCTGTCCAGGAATCTTCCCCTTTCGCATTCTGCTTGTATGCCTTCTTCCGCTTGTGTACGAGGATGAGATTCTTCTCAGCGTCGAAGGCGCGGTCGATCAGCTTGCGGAACTTGGCATTGAGCGCGGGATACAGGTGCTGGACATTGCTGAGCCGTCCGAATTCGGCCAGCCGCGCCTTCTCCCAGAGTTCAGTAGCAGTATCGAAAATGATGGAACGAATCCCCTTCCCAGCAAGAGCGGTATCGTAATCCCTCTCGAATTTCCCCCAGAGCGCCTTGTGATCCGCTTCCGTGACGCATGGCAGATGTCGGTACGATGTGAATAGGATTTCCTTCTCGATCATGAACTTCTGTACCACCCCCTCCAGACCCCTATCCATATCGAAGAGGGCAATGGGACCAGGAGCGGTCAAGGCAAGGTGAGTCTTTCCCCCCTTGTCCAGCGATTCGATATTGACCAGTAACCGCTTGGGAAGGGAACTGATGGTATTGGCATTGGCGAATCCGGGCAGAGTTATTGGCATTCCTTCCCCCTCTCCTCTTCAAATTTGGCAATCCTCCCCTTCAAGCCAGCGACCTCCCCAGTGAGTTTATCCACCTCGTCAACCAATTCCAACAACACCTTGGATATGAGGATGACATCACCCGTAAGAGCAGTTGGTAATTGCTCCCGCAAATTCACCATATCAGATGGTAAAGAAACCGTGTCCTTCCAATGAGCGAGTGCCATGTAGACTGCCCCTCTAACTTCTTCCAACCTTCGCATAGCGGAAACGCATTCACGCACCAAAGTATCCATCATATTCCCCTGCTGATTACGACATCCTTGGAGTAAATCTCAATGCCGGGGATGGTAAGCTTCCCCTGCGACCCCCTGACTACGTTCCCGATCATGACATCATCCAGCATGAGATATTCCCGTGGCACCAACAAATAATCCACCAGCCGCCACTTCCACACCTTCCGCATCCCTACACCGTCGACCTTGGGGGCGGATGGGGGCGCAACCACAGGGGCAACCATCGCCTCCTGCTTCTGCTCCACCAACTCAGCAACTGCCACCACATCCCCTGCTTGCGCCGCCTCCTGCGCCAACTCGTCCAGAATCTCCTGCTCCAGCCGCCTGTCCTCCTCCTGCCGCCGAATCTCCGCCAACCTCTCCCTCTCCTGCTCCTGCTGGAATCGGAGCATAGCTGACTTCACCTCCTTCTCGGCCTCGGCAAGGGCTTCTGCTGGCTTACGGAAGAAGTCCATGATCTTGGCTTTGGAGTCATCGAGGGGTTTGGTCATGGAGCGCCGCAGATCATCAAGCTGCTTCCCTCTGGTCTTGATCTCCTTGAGTGTGTCGGACGCGGTAACGTATTCCACCTGGGTAACAACCCTGTACCCCACACACTTTTCCAACATGCGGGCGGCACTGTCTGCTGCCGCCACTGTCTGCGTGTCGATCTGCATCTCAATTGCGTTCACAACACCCTCCTCTTCCTTAACAGATTATGGTATCTGGTGTGTTCCCCTTTGTTTGCGAACAGCACCAAATTGTCCTTACTGTTATCCAGCGGATTTCCGTTGATGTGATGTACTACCTCTTCTTGGGATAAAAACCTACCAAGAACAGACTCCACCACTAACCGGTGTTCTGCCACATAACCGTTCACATTGGAGTGTGGATG